GGTGATGTCGTAAACAGCTCCGTTGCCATACCAAAAAGGTATTGTGTCAAATGTGTATTCATTCTTTTTAGTTGAGTAAACAGTTAAATTGAACTCCTTGCAAATACCTCTGATAAAGTCTTCAATCTTCATATCAGGAGCAACGTTAGATAAATTCGTGTTTGTGTTGGTTGTAACCGTTCCTGTTGCTGTCGCTGTAGATGTACTTATTGATCCTAAAACTACTGTTCTAACTGTGGCTAAAAAGTTAAAGTTAATCACAGCAGAGTTTGCACTTCGTACCTTAAAAGTTAAAATGTCAGATTGTAAAACAGGGATTGCAAATTGAGTTGCTGCACCAGTTGTTGTACCTGATAATGTCATATAGAAAACGTTGTTGTTGTAAACGTCTATGTAGTAGTTAGTTGGATTCGGTGTTAAACTTGTTACGTTTAAATTCAACGTACAATCCAAAAACACATTGGAAGGAACTGCGTAAAAAAGTCCAAATTTATTTGTTGCTGTAAAGAATATCAAAGGACTAGATGTTGATGTGATATCTAAGTCACTTGCGTTACTCATGAAGTTTGGAACTTCCTTGTTTTTAAAGTACAAGAATGCTTTTCTAAATACGTCGGACAATAAGAATACACCGTTAAAAACTACACCGTATTTTGATGCAATTAACTGCATAATGGTAGCAACTCTTACTGCAGGAAAAAGCTCTGTAAAAAAGATGCGTCCGTCATTATGGTTTAAGTTATTGCTGTTGTTACTTGGATACGTGTACCAATCAGGTGTGTTTGCTTGAGGGATTGGAACGTTAGCATCGTATTGCCAAACTCTCTTGGAACTAATCAAAGGATAACGAACATCGTAGTCAGTAACTGTGCTGTCTGTTGTAACACGATTGTAGACCTCCGTGTTTGAGTAGGCATGGTCAATAGTAGAATAATCCAACTGACTTAATTTGTCCTCTAAGAAGTGATCCTTTAGGCTTACTCCTGCTCCGTAAAATGTTATCGAATAACTCTCAGGCTTTCCGTTTTTTAGGTTCGCTTTTTCAAACTGAATTTTTCCACGTCTAAACAATATCGTGTCAATCTCAATGTAAGCGTTGTATCTGTTTTGATAACTGATAGACGCGTCAACATCGTTTTGGTAAAAGTGTTGGAAGATAGCGTTGTTTACAGGTGAACAAGGTATCGTGAATCCTTGAGAGAAGTCCGTTTTAATCTTGCTAATGTCTGACACATCTTGTATTGTAGAACTAACAGAAATCTTCTCGTCATTGAATAACTCTATCCTTGTAAACTCGCTGTCTGCTTGTAAAGGATTTGTCTCTATAAATATTCCTACTTGTCTGTTCATTACACTACAGAATTAATAACATCGTAAGATAATTCAAAGTCTAAGCTATAGTTAATCTGCTGAGAATTTATGCTCTTGAAAAGCTCTGTTGATTTCGTGTTTATTTTGGCAGGATATGAATCAATTAGGATTCTTTCGCTTAACATGATTTGCTTTAAAACTTGATTCCAACTTTCGTCAACCCATCCTGTATTAACCTTGATAGATTTCTTTCCGTTAGTGTTGAAAGTTTTTCTCTGACCTTCTAACGTGTTGTAGTTGTAGACGTTTGATTGCAATAGATTGTACTCCGTGTTTTCAACTGCAAAGCTGTCGTTAGATGCCTTAAAGAATATTTCTCTTTGCCATGCGCCATAACGATTAACAAAGTCTATTGTCACCGGTGTGTACTTACACTCCTCCACACAAATAGATTCCACTACCAAAGGCTTCCTTCCCCCACGAATGACAACAACACAAAAGAACGCCATTGCCTCACCTGCAACGGGACTTCAAATATATGACTCAACTTTAAATCGTCATGTAACCACCTTTTCTATAAGTTCCGTCTTCATTTCTAAAACGAATGTTCTTCCTTTTCGCCCATTCCATTAATGGTTTCATTGGAGGTTTTTTATTCTTGAATTTATAAGGTGAGTTAGGTGCTTTCTGTTCTCCGTTTTTTACTAGTGATGGATTTGCACCCTTAACCCCTTTATCCTGGAAGATTCCGTACTCGTCCATGCTAAAAGTCATCTGAAACGAATTAGGACTAGCCTTTACATTACCTTTAATAGAGTTATACAATCCCTTAGAAACGTTTTTACCACCTCTCGTAAGATTTGCTTTAGCTTGACTAATTACATAGTCTCTAAACTTGTTTAACTCTAGTTGTAACTCACTCTGTTGCATCCGTGTTTTCAGTAGGCTTTGCAGCTTCGTTTAAGATGTTCAAAATAGGAACTCCGAACTTCATCGGTAATTCACTTAAGATTGCTTCTAATTGCTTTACTTGTTCTTCGTTTAATGTTAACATAGTCCGTGTTTTAGATGATTACTACTCCGATTGCTTCAGCGACATACTCATTGACAACTGAATTATCAGTCCCCCAAGTTAAGAATTGTTCTTCAGTTAGCGTGTAATTGCCTTGTGAAAGTTGTACTCCTTCTTCAGTAAGTAGTTGCCAATACGTTGTGCAAGTCGTTGCATCCGTTGGGAAGTTCAAAACTAATACTGATAATCGTGTTGCAGTACCTTCGTTAAGTGGGTAGACGATTGGTTGAATCGCTACTCCGTTTGTTTGTGTTTCCATTATTTATGTTTAAAGTTTATGCTAATAAGATTTTTCTTGCTACTCCGTTTATAATTACGTTCCATACTTGTGTTGATGTGTTGACTTCACTTGTTACACTTCCCGCATTTACACCCGAACTACCTACAACAAATTGATTGTTTGCAGTTGCAGTTGCTAAACGTCCAAGGATTACCGAGCCACTAAAATTACCCGAGCTAGTTCCTTGACCAATAGCAGTATTTCTTTCCCCCGTTGTGTTTGTATCTAACGAACCGAATCCAACCGCAGTATTATTTGAACCCGTTGCCGATTGTAAAGCAGAAGAGCCTATTGCGGTATTTCCATCAGCTTGAGCATTTGCTAGAGCATCATTTCCAACCGCAGTATTGTTAGAATTGGTAGTGTTAATAGATAAAGTATTTCTACCAATAGACACGTTATAACTTCCCGTTGTGTTGCTACCTAAAGCACCTTGTCCAATAGCTACACTTCTTATTCCCGTAGTGTTTGAATTTAAAGCAAGATTTCCAAGAACTGTATTACTTGCGATTTGTCCGACACCTAATCCAATCGTAAGCGTGTTGATTCTCGCAGTCCCGTTCACATCTAACTTGAAACCCGCATCGGTTGTTGTTCCTATTAGGACGTTGCCCGCTAACCAAGTTGTTGCAGTTGTTGAATTACCTATCCAAGTTCTATTTGATTCCGTTGCTGAAACGCCCGTTGATAAGTAACCAATAAAAATATTATTTGAACCCGTTGTATTTGAATTACCCGCTCTAGTTCCAATGGAAGTATTTAGGCTACCCGTAGTATTTACAGAACCCGTTTCTCTACCAATGGAAACATTGTTACCTCCCGATGAATTCGCAGTACCCGCCACCGCTCCAAGAAATGTATTGTTTCCACCACTTGTATTATTTTCTCCCGATGCTCGACCGATAAAAGTATTGTTACTTCCATCTATATTTGACCTTCCCGCAACACTTCCGAAAACTGTATTATTTGCACCCGTAGTATTTGTAATTAATGCATTTAATCCAATAGCGGTATTTGATATAACTTGTCCCGCTCCAAGTCCAATGTTAATTGAATTGATTCTCGCAGTACCGTTAACGTCAAGTTTATAACCATTATCGGTTGTTGTGTTGATTAAAAAGTTTCCCGTGTTTTTAAAGATAAAAGCATTACCAATATTTGGGCTTATGTAAATATCAGTTTGAGCATATAAAGTAGGGTTGTTACTATTTACACTCCAATTTGTCAAGCCTATCATATTAGTACCACGTTGAGCGTAAACATCGCCAAAACAATGTAAATAACTACTCACCCTCGCAGTACCATTAACGTCAAGTTTGAATCCTGCGTCTGTGGTGGTGTTGATGCCTACGTTTAATGTGCCAAACATAGTTAATGCGGGTGTAGCAATACCATTAAATCCAAACGACTGATAATTAGCGGTGCTTCCATTTCCTTGATAATGAAAAGACCACGAAATTGAATTAAGAGAGGTCATTGCTTGACCTAAATAAAATTGACTTACTCTACCTGCAACATTGTTGTTAGGTACTAAAAAACGAGCCGCTGCTACAAAAGATGCTCCTCCCGTATCAACAACCTCCAAAGCACTATTTGGTGAAGTTGTCCCAATACCTAAACGATTATTTGTGTTATCCCAAAATAAAGACGAACTCTGCTGAACAACGTTACCCGTTCCTTGAAACAATACACGTCCAACAGTACCCGAAGTGATTGCAGTCGTACCGATTGTGATTCCCGTAGATATAGTAAATGTTCTATCTGCTGAAAGGTCTTGTGTAGTTCCGTTTATTGTTAGGGTGCGAGTCGTTGGGACGAATCCCGTTGTCGCACCGGAAATGATTTCAGCTCCCGTGATTGACTTGGTTACATAGCTTCCACTCACCAATTCAGATATCTCCAATAAATCGGTCGATGCAAGGTTGGCTCCTTTCGGATCCATCTGCGATATTTTCTTTGTTCTAAATGCCATATATATATTAACAAAAATACCTCTTTTGTTTAGAAGGCGAAGTATGAGTCATCGGTATAGTATTCCTTTCGGATGTAAGTACCGGCATATCGCACCGCATCCATGGCATCATCCCATAGCTTCACCGGAGTATCATCAATGAAGTCACCAATCTTTTTCCATTTGTAATTCTCGTATTCCTTTTTTATCCTGGAGTCATCCTCGCAGAATACTCCGAAGGTCTTGATGTTGTCGATTCCCTTCTTGACCACCTTGTTGGCATTCTGCACATCGTATCCGGCATTGTTCATCTCCGCGATTATCTCCGGACGTGCATAATCGGCCACGATCGTGATGTGCTTCTCCACTCCAAGTTGCTCACATTTCTCGATGAGGTTGGTGGTGGTGAGGTAGCTCTCATATATCACCGGCTCGATGTAGATGTCATCTTCACACCAATACACTCGCATGAGAGCAGTGGGGTGATTGTACCCGAAGTCAAGTCCATACACATAGTTCACGAATCTAGCAGGTCGATGCTTCACGAAGGTCCAATTGGAATAGATGTTGCTCTTGCTGATTGCCTTCTCTCCCAGTGCGTAGATTTGATACAGTGATTCATCCGTTCGCTTGAGGTCCTCGATTTGTCTACGGATAGAATCCGGAAGGAATGGATTGTCACGATACGTTGATTTGATGAGGATGCTCTCCTCCTTGGGTAGTTCATACAACCAGGATGCTGATTCACTTGGATTGTAATCGAAGATGAGCTTCCATTCAGTTCTCATGTTGAGCTGAGTGAAGTCATCATAGAAGAGCTCATTGGCCTCATTACACCATGCGAGGTCCCTCTTCCTTCCTCGTATCTTTTGCTCATCATCCACTGAGAAGAACTCCACGATGCTTCCATTCGGGAATGTGTAGATATGCTCGGACTTATTGTGAGCATTGATGTCATATAGATCCATCATCTTGATAATCTCAAGGAAATCCCTCATGACTGTTGCTCTGAGAGCCGGGAATGTTTTTCGGATAATAGAGGTAACCTTCCCCCTATTTTGGAGAGAGTATACAATTATCATTTGACAAAGGGAATATGTCTTGGATGACCTACTTCCTCCCTCATTAATTATAAACCGTATATCCTTATTCTGGAGAGCTTCGTAGTTCTTCTCGAATATAACGGTGCTATTTATCTCCATCCGGTTTGATGATGTTCACCTTGATTTCGTTAATGTCCTTTCCATTGGTCGTGATGTCCGACTTCTCGGTTAGTCCATTTAATCGCTGAGTGATGGATGCGTTGTATTGGCCAACCATCCCTCCCATGATTTGGTCATTGCGAATTTCGTCGCTTATGCGTGAGCAGATTGTCGTAAACGCTGAATATCTCCCTCCACTATTCGCAAAATAATCCTGCACAACCAAAGAATGATCGTGGCAAAATACTCTGAATCCACTCAAAGTCAATGGAGCTTCCAATGGAATAGGCTCAGCCTTCCCAGTTTTGTTACTCAATGAATATTGATATCTTGGATTCTCTTTAACGTGCTTCCGATACTTCTCGAATAGCTCATATAAATCCTCCGGTGTTTCAAAGTTGCGTGGTCTTCCCATATCTTAAATTATTCCTAATCCTTTTAGTTTACTCTCCGACCAATCCAATCCGGTCTTCCCTCCCCATAATAAAAATGAAACATATCCACAATCCTCCGGAGCTGAATCCTCGAATGTTGGCTCTGCCCTTGAGAGATATGAATACATTCTCTTGATTGTATCCACTGAGATTGGCTCTTGATTTGCAAGTTGCTGCCCTCTCACCTTTCCGACTTGAGTTGCACATTTGTTACCAAGCTCTTTGTTGAGCTCGATTCCTCTCCTTGCATTATTTCTCACTGAATCGGGATAATCTGAATAACTATCCTCAGCGAATGTTCTGCGGTATTTTGTAAATGAATCCATTACTCCTCTCCTTTTCCTGGTGTTGGTTTAGTTCTTCTTTTTCTTTTCGGAATCGGTTTTGCACTCACTTCCTGCTCGATGCCCTCATATTTGATTGGCTCCGGTGCGGTCGTTGTTTCTGATTCCTTCTCAAATAAATATCCCATGCCAATAGACACATAATATTTGTACTTTGATACATCTATATTATCAACAACCACGATAATGTTTCTAACCGTTGTGTGTTTAACAATAGTTTTACCCTTGTATTCTGCTTTTATTCTCATCTTTTATCTTATTTAGATCGTGTTTAATGTCCCTAATATAGTAATGAGCTGAGGTGACCGGAATGTCAAAATATTTGGCCATTGACCTGGCGGTTGTGTATCCCTTCTCATAATATGCCTCAAAGATTATCAACTTGATTCTATCCTTGACCTCTCTCTTGTATATCTCAATGCATGACTTGTGGTCATGGTACTTCTTTTCCTCTCGAATCTTGTGTTCCAAATCTTCCTCATCATCGCAGTCATTCGGAATATCAAGCTCATTGGCATTGACTCTCTCTTCGAGTTGACTGATTGAAGTTGACCAAAGGATTTGTTTCTTGATCGTGTTCAATAAATAGCTCTTGACCTTATTCTCATCCTTTGTATCATCACTAATCTCAGCCACATAAAGATAACTGTTGTTGATGACCACATCGGCAATCATATTGGCCTTGAATTTGGCGAGGAAATACTCAGTGTACGTCCTCACCTCATCATAATGCCTTGAGATATATCGGTCAAGTGTTTGCTTCATACCATTCAATGAATTGCTTATAGTATATCTTCCTCACTGTCCTGGCACAAAAGCAATCGGTTGTAATTTCTCCGGTGTGCTCATCATATATTCGGTACAGTGCTTTGAGCGTAATCTTGGCGTACTTAGATGCATCAGTTGACCTGATAATCTCATTGATATATTTTACTTGAGCTTCGCTAAACATTCCTCAATTATAAACGCAATGAATGATACAATAGTTGCCTGAATGAAATCACCAGTGATGATCCATGTGGACCAAAAGCTCATGCACTTCCAACATCCAAGTCCTGCATGAATGTAGTTGACCAAGTGATTTGGTCGAATTCGCACCGCGATGTTATCCCATATCATTTGCAGTGGCTCGAATGATACCAAAAACCAACTGAGTGCGAGTGAAGCTAAGTAAGTCATATCTCTTGCTTTAATTTTTCAATGTAAAGTGTGGCATCCATCAACTCTTCCTGGAGATGATTCAACCATTGCATCAAAGGTAACGAATTATTCTCCAATGTTGTACCATATTTTTTGATTCCCATCTCTGAACGCTCATAATACTTGGTCATTACCTTAATTAGTATTGGATCGCTTATTTGTTTTTCCATCTCAATTCATTTGACATTTAACTTCATCGAATGCAGCTGCATCAACTTCTTCGATATATACCTCATCATCTTCCATAGTCAGAACGATGCAATAATTGACGTTCATCCCACTGAACACATCTTGAAATCGGTTGATGATCATGTGGGGATTCTCATTTTGGGTGCCAACATAGGCAATGAAGTATCTATCTCTCATAATACTTAAAAAATTTGATGTAAAAATCCTCACTTACTGAATGACCTTTCAAGAATCTCCACAACTGAAGATAAGTGATTCCCATATCTTCAGCGATGTGTGCTAATTTGTATCTCTTGGATACCCGTGACCTCACCTCTCTATCGATGAAGTCACGAATGGTTTCCCCATCAGAAAGGTGAATCGTCAAAGCTCTCACTTACTACCGGTGTTGATTGAATATTCCATACATCCAAAGTATTATAATACTTCCCATTGTACTCACGACCTCTGAGATTGAATTTCACGGTGATATCGATACCAGGTGAATAGTTATCAATCAATTTGCACTTGTCCTGAGCTAATTGGAAGATGACATCCTGAGGATACTCCCCATTTGGTACGGTTAGGACAAACATTCTCACTGAGAATTTGTCGCTGATTTGCTTGATTGGCTCAATTACTTTGATTGTGCCGGTTACTGTTAATTCCATATTTGATTTATTTGTTTACGTTTAAAATGCACCTTTGAATATCTGCGATGCGATGGCAGTGCCTACCAATGTCAATGATATTGCCATGACAATCAGAGTGATGATTGCGTATATCTTCTCTTTCATTTCGCTTCCAATAATTTATAATACTCATTATAATACTCAGTACACAACTCCAATCTCTCAACCATCTCTTGCTCCTTAGCCTCATCACGATCAAACGAAAGTACGGTGATTCTCTTCTCCGGTGCGATATGGTCAACGCGGTGAATATCTAAGTTCTCCCACTCGTTCAGTAACTCGTTGGATGTAGTTACCATGCAATAGATTAATTCTGCCTTAGGTTTGTCATATAGCCTCATGTAAGCTCTCAACTGCCACTCATAGATTGCATCATATCCATCCTCTGCCATCACTGGAAAGGTATCCAATGACCAGGATGTTTTGATGTCGATGATTGAATCGTTGGTGATGATGTCACATTCACCGGTCATGAGCTCGTCAACCATTCGCACGGTATTCTTGACGTATCCCTCGAATCGCACGGTGTTGAGCAGGTCAATTGAATCCTGCTCTTGACTCAATCCCTTTTGGATATACTTGGAATTGATTTCACTTCGGTAACCGTAGAAATTTTCCTTAGCAACTTGCTTGATATAACTCTTCGCGGTTGCTCCCATTTCATTCTTGCCTCGGCCATTGGTCATCAACTTGCCGATGGAGGATGGATGCCATTTCATAATTCAAGAGCTTTAAGTTGTACCTCAGTCAATGACCATTTCTCAATCAATTGTTCCTTTGTATACTTCCCTGCTTGAATGGATGCCACTGCGGATTCGAATCTTGCATTGTCAAGAGCAGGTTTAACCGGAGCGACTGCAATCGATGCTGCCTTTCCATCATCATCCACTGCCTGAAGGGAGAGAAGTGATTGCAATGTCCCTCTTCGGAAGTAAGTCACTGCACTAAGTACCTTTTGTGGGTCCGTAATAATCGGCAAAGTCATGAACGACTCAACCATCTCACCTGAATCGATGTCAATGATACGAGTCACGACATCATTTCCAACAATTGGTTGAAGCAATATTAATCCATTCTCCAATAAGATTGGCTCTACTGCGGTGAGCAGTGCATTGATGTCGGCATATGACTTTTTAAAATGTGGATTCGTAGCATTCTTTGCTACCTTTCCAATCTGCGACTTGGCAGTGTGCAACTTTTGATACAGTGTTGCGACTGTTTTTGTGTTCTTTTCCATTATTTAGCGTGTTAATTTTCAATAAAGATAATAAACTATTTTAGATTGGCAATAAAATTATCGTAAAATTCGATGAAATCATCAAAAGTTCTTGAGATATAGTACACTCCTCCAGCATCTTCAATCATTTTTTGATATACTTTTTGTGCATCCGATTGCCTATCCTTCCCATACTTCACCTCAATCTTGACTGAGCGACCTCGAATGGTTGCCGAGATATCTGCGGAGCCTGGTGTTCCGGTGCCTTTGGTCCATTGTCCTCCCATCTCGACTCCATCGGTGCGGTACTTTTTGCGATACACTCCCATCGTATTGATTCTCTCAGCTTGGCATCCACTCATCTGAAGGAATCCGCAGATTGATTTGGTGAGTGCATTCGCTGAGTTATCCTGCCAATTGGTGAGGAATGAATCCACATATGGCAACTTCGGATACTTCGCTCGTGTGAGAGCTCGTTCGAGGTCTTTGATTCGTTCTTTGTTTTGTTTGGTCATAGCTTTTTTATTTCATTTGTAACATCAATGCAAAATGCAATCTCTTTAATATTTTTAGCGGGTGATTCATATAATATTTCAAGCATTTCACCAACTGCAATCAATGCAAATTTTTTAGCTAAATAATGATTCACACCATAATAAACAGTTTCTAATTCCAATTCGTAACATCTATCCAAAATTTGTTCGGCTTTTTCTCTTGGTGTCATTTGTAGTTGTTTAGAATATAGTTGTTTTCAATATTGGTATAATCAATTCCATTTAGATTCAATGTGCGATACGCGAATGTGATCGCTGAATCAATAGTTGTTTTTTGGAGTGACTCTTGCAAAATTTGACTCCGAATTGTTTTGTATTTGTCTGAGTTGATTTTGTAATTTAAAATGTCCTTCTCTAAATTTTGATATTTCTCTTTCCAATCCATACATCTCTGAGTTTCCGATGCAATTAAATTGGTGAGTGATTTGATTTCCTTTGTCATCTATGTATATTTCAAAAGTTAATATTTGATTTTCTTCTATAAATTCAATTTTTGATTCACTTGTCATGCTCGTTTTTACAACCTCAATAATGCATGAGGTGCCACATGGAAGGTTGCCATATAAATCAGCTCTATATCTGCTTCCTAACAAAGTTATTTCAGCTCTTGCATTCTCAATATAAATCTTATAATCCTTATAATTAAAAAATCCATCGTTAATTATCTGATGCTTTGCATTGTAATGTTCAGGACTTTCATTGATATAATCAATATCACCTGGATGTAATGCGAAATGCCATTTATTAATATCCCCCTTTTTAGGTATTATTTGGATTGTTTTGTTTGGATATAAATAATATTTTGAATTCAACGTATCGTTAATATGAGTCAATTTATCTGAGTCATCATATCCCCATTGGTGTTTGACATCACTCATATCTCCTTTGCTTTATCGTTTAACTCATCCCAAATATCATCCTTTGGTTTCTCAACCTGCACTCCTGGTATACTCAACTCAAAGTATCTTCCATTGTGATTCCTTCCTTTGCTCATGATTAATCCTTTCACATTAGCATATTCAGCCACCCACTTGAGGAACTTCCTTGATTCCAATTCTTTGTATCCATTGAATTCGGATGTGAATTGTTGCATCACTGAACTATTGTAATGGAAGATATTCAGTGCAAGATTGCCTTCCTCAGTCCAATCATAAAAGTCCTTCGATGTGGATTGAATGAATCTCTTCGCATCGGCATTGATTGATATTGATTTGGTCAATCCATTGGATAGGAACAATTGAAGATTCTTTATCATGTAGTTATCGAATCGAATCCAATCATCATCATTCCATGAATCGAAGAGCAATCTCCCATACTCATCCAGTGGTGATCGTCTTGAATGGAAGTATTGAAAGAATTCAAGCTCATGCCTTCTCCGGTCATGTGAGCTTCCCGCACCACTGATTACATAGTTGGTTGTGATTACAATCTTTGGTGATCTCTCAAATGGGATAAATATCTCATCCTTATTCTTTCGATTGACTGTTATCCCTTCCGATATGATTGAGAATAATTGCTCAAAATCAAAGTTCCGTTTCACATCATCGAATGCAAGAATCTGAGAATCCAAGTTAACTCGCTGATAAACAAAATCACTCTTTCCAGGATTGAATGCCTTACCATCAATCTTCACTACTCTTCGGAAGTATCCGAGAGCTGCCAACATCAATGACTTCCCACTTCCCCCATTTGGATTGTCATCAATCTCTTGGTCATTAAATATGATTGCCTTTTGGTCGGTCTTATCTTTAAATGAATGAATCAAATATCCCAAGGTTGTTTCAAGCGACATGATTCTCACATCATCATTGGCTGATACTTTTTTAACGAAATCCTCAAAGTCATTTGTTGAGTCCTTGATTGGTGTGAAATCACGTTGGATGATTTGATTCTCCCAAATGTATCCATCCACATCGATATAACTCATGACCTTGACATCATTCTTGGATACTTTCACCACTCCATTCTTGAATGGAATGAATGATGAGTCCTTTGTGTCTTGGAGCATGAAGATATCAATCGAGTCAATCATGTTCAGGTGATTCTCATTGAAGAGATATGGTGATCGTGAGCAATAGTTCCAAACATTGACCTCATTCTTATCGAGAAGGTAGTTCAAAACATAATCTTTGATTTGTTCAGTGGAACTCAATCGGACTTTATTCTCTTTCACTCTCACAAATGTCGGTCTTTCAGCATTCTCCGGATAGTATTTGTTGAATCCACTCTTCACCAGGAACTCACTGTACTTAATCGGCTCGATTTGGATTCCTTTTTTTGAGTCAACCATCCAAAACACATCATCACCGGATGCAATCTCTTCCTTGATATCATCGATAATGTCATCAGCGACACCAAGTTGTTTCTTGATATCATCCTTTGTGATTCCGGACTTGAGTTTTTGTTTGACCTTATGGAATGTATCCTTATCTTCAAAGTATTTTGTTGAGAATGTCGCTTTTTTGTATGCTGAATTGATGGATGTTACCATCTCACCATGGTTGAAGCTCGTGCCTTGACAATACTTGGTCCAAATGTACTGTTCAGTGGTTGCCTTATCGATGCCATATTCACACATGACACAAGCCAATTTGAAAACAAAGTGATTGCGACTGCCCTCCTCGAATCTACATCCATGGTCAAACCGTTCAATCAGTGAAATGATTTTATCCTCATCATTCAATACGCAAGTTGGGGTGCGTTCAGTGTAATTGTATCCCTCATCGGTTTCAATTCCCTCCCATACTTGACAAAACTCATTGAAGTATATTTTCGGATCGTATGATTCAAAACAAACACGAGATACATTTGAATTCTTAACGTCAAAATAGTCGGATTGGAAGTATTTCCCGAATGCGGTGAATCTTCTCTTATGTTCTAACTTATCGGATTTGGGAATACTGATGACCGCCTTCAATCCATTTCCACCTGGAGAGGTGAATACCATCATGACGTGCTTATCATCAATCAATCGAGCTCTCTCTGTATCCATTGCCTCCTTGGTTGGATATTGGTCGAAATCCAATACGCACAATCCGGAATGTTCAACCAATGAATTGTCGTTTCTTTCCGAGAATATCCCATTGAACATAATTGCATTGAGAGATGACTTCAATCGGTCATGCTCCGGATCACTCTTCTCAAGTTTTCTGATTTTTGTTATTTTGGAAATCAATTCAGCATTCCCAACTTTGATGCGTTGATATATGTCATGAATTGTGAGCTCATACGGTGTATCTTTTGAGCTAAAAAGATTCTTAAATACTGATACTTTCATTTTTTGCGTGTGTTAATGTGACAAATATAGGTAAAAAATGTCAATCCGTGACGATGTTGAAAAGTTATCGTCACGCTTATATCCTAATGTGGGATTGACTTTGAGCAAAAGCGTGACGATGTGACGATAAAAAAACTCGATGCCCATTCCTAAAAAACGACTTGTTGTATAGAGTAGGTATATAAGAGCATCGTCATATCGTCACGCATCACTGCTCAAGAGCTCCTCATATTCATTCCTCAACACTCTTCTTTTGATTGATTTGAGCTGATTGTATGACTTACATTTGAGAATCTCATCACGAAGGAATCGCATTTTTTTCACATGAGCATTCCCCTGAAGCTCGTCAATATCATCTTGGATAACGGTTATGTAATATAAATCACCACTCTCAATGGACCAGTTGTGCAGCTTGATATTGTGCATCACTGTTGCATGACCTCGATTGAAATACTCACCAATCGCATGAAATGGAAGATTCAATCCCCTCAGCTCTGCCATGAGATATCTCCTCCTCATTGTCAATACCTGGTGTCGACTCGTTACATCCAATTGATCTCGTTGGATGATATGTTTGATTGCTTTTATTTTATCTTGTTTGTTCATCTTCTGCTTGTTTTAGCCATTGTCTGAAGGCCATTTGTATATCCATTTGCTGATTCCATATTTCAATTCCTGCATCATCAAGGAATTTTTTATCTGATTTGCGTATCTCATCCAAGAGATGGTTGGCTCTCATCTTGATTGCCTTGGTGAATATCTTCTCATCATTCATATCTTCGATGAAGTCACCAATCACCGGAAGTATTCCAACGATTGCAAGTATTTTGGTTGATGGTTTCATATATAATCCATTAAACTTGTTTGTATTCCAATATTTACATTGCTCCATTGTTGAGCCATTGCATCAGCTATTCCCTGAAATGTTTTACTCCGTAAAGTTCTACGTTCTTGAGGTGTTTTTGCCTTGCATAATGCCTCATAATACCAAAGAGGTTGTCTTTTTTTCTTTCCCGTTTTACCATCAGTCCATTCATACATTTCACCCTTGCCAACAATTTTGGTTGGTATTAACATTGGTAAGTTTTTGAGCCACAAACAAGTTGTTTTTTGAGCTTCATCTCCAAATTGCCATGGTTGTATAATTTGATCAGGCTCTCTAATGTATGTTGATATCACTGATATTGGATTTTCAATTGCAATTCTTGGAATATTTGCATCCATTAATTGATGAACAAATTCAAGTCCATCCATTTGATTTTGATATCTTTCTTGATTTCGACTGCCATCTTTATTATACATCCATGCAACACCGCTAACTGATAAAAAAGTGCAAGGTGGATGTGCAATCATTAAATCCCAACCTTTATCAATTACCTCGAATACTGATTGTTGGTAGTGCCACTCAGGATGACCTCCAGAACAAGGTAATAAATCACAACTAAATGCTTCATGGCCTAACTTCCTGAAAGCCTTGGTCACCGATTGGCTTTCCTCACATGCTATTAATACTCTCAACATGGCTCAACTTTAAATTTTCCAACAACACACAACCCTTGATTCAAGAGCTCCGATTTCTTCCAATAGCACAGTGCTTTGGATGGGAATGTCCAGGACTGAATCACTGACTTCCCTGAATAGTAACTTAGTTTATACATAGCGACACTAATTTAATGATGATTAACACTCCTGCGATACCGAAGCTCACTACAATTCCAAGCATCGATGCTTCATAGTTCTCTTTTCTTTTGTAGCTCATAACGTCTGATTAAATTTTATTTCACAAATTCTATTATAAAGGTCCTCATTAAATGTACCTCTGATTGTTTCCGGTGATGACTTGGTTGTCCAAAACCTTTTCATCCTTTGAAGTTTAAATGCCATACTCATCCCAATCAATTTCATCGTTATCATTTCCCCAAGTGTATTCATTTAGGAAATCTCTCTCATCCATCAACCACTCAATCATGGATAACATCCATTCCTTGTATCCTGGACCAAACTCCATGACCTTGTCGGTTGGCTCTTCATCGGTCCACCATACCCCATCCACCATATTGATGTCAATGTCATATCGAGCGGTTTCAAAATCATAATTGTTTTTCCACCAATCAATTTTCACTTTGAAGTATACATCTTTGATTTGATAATATCCAATCATGGAGTGGTGATTCACTTCCATGAAATCTAAATCAATGCGATCAATCTCTTTTTTCCAATTCATTTCTGCGTGTGTTTAGTAATTAATTCCCCGTACTTGTCCAATACTTTTGATTGAACGTGTTTTTCTTCGATTTGCGGCACTTTATTGGTTTGGTTATAGTTTGGTTGCGTTGAGATAAAATAACTCATCACAAGCCAAAATAATGACAATGCTACCACAGTGCCAAGGATGTCCTTTTGATTTTCGTTTAGTGTTTTCATTTGATTTTAAATTTTATTTTTAAATCATTCATAACTGCCCAACGTGTCACTGCTGATTGAGTCACCTCATCATCAACTCCCAAAAGGTCCATTGAGCGTTGTACTGCATCCCATAATCTTTTCTCCTCCTGGATAATAAAATCAATCATTTCTTGTTTTTTCATAGCGGTGTTTTTTAAATTTATAC